CCCAGCGCCGGGCCAACAATCGGGATACCCGCCAGCGCGTTATAGGCCCCAATAGCGGCGGAGTAGGTGTTGACGCCGATCTGATAGAGCGTCTGCGCCTTCTGCACGGCCTGCGCAGCTTTTGCGGCCTTGCCGTGCCCTTGCGCCATCTGATCCAGCCCGCTCAGGAAAAAGTCCTTGGTGGCCGCGATCTCCATCCGCTTGGCTTCCTGCAATGCCTTTTCGTCCGCCAGCTGCTTTTCCTTCAGGTACTCCAGCTGCGCGGCGGATTCATTCGCGGCCTGAACCCGGCGGGCTTCAGTTTCCTCGAACTCGCGATTGCGCTGCATGGCGTCATAGCCGATATCCGTCATGGCGCCGGCTATGCCGTCATCCGCCATCAGTTCGTCCAGACGGCTACCCTTTTTACCAGCGCCCGCAGCGCCAATCTTTTCGCCGCTTTTCGCCTTGCCCTTGCCTTTGGGCAATCCGGCGGCGGCATTGCCGCCAGCCCCACCGGTGGCAGCAGATTGAGCGACAGCAGCATTGTTCGCGCTGGCGCCGACATCGTTCCAGATGTTTCCCAGCTCCAGAATGCTGGCCTTGTACTGTTCTACCGCCGTGCAGTCTTTCCAGATCGCCTCCAGTTCATCGAAATCACCACCGGCCACGGCGGCCGCCATGGCGCCAACCTTGCCCAGCTGGTCACCAATGACGCCCAGCACATTGCCCAGCACGGCGCCGCCGGTGTAGATCGTCTTGAATGCCACACCCAGCGCGGTGGCAGACTTCTCCAGCACGCCGGAGCTGGTGGCGGCGGACTGGGCCTGGTCACTGAAGTTGTTCAGGACCGGCAGCACTTCCTTGGCAATCCCCAGGTAGAGCCCGTTGGCCGCGATCTTGGCCCGGTCGATGGCATCATTGAACTCCCCGGCCTGAGCGGCGGTTTCGGTGCTGATCACCGCACCCATGCGCTGGGCCTCGGCTGTCAAGGCGGTAATGCCACTGCTGCCCTGGTTCAGCAGCTGCAGCAGCTCAGGACCAGCGGAGCGGCCGAAGACATCCATGGCCACCGCCGTTTTTTCGGCAGGCGACTCAATGGCAGCGATGCGGTCCGCCACCTCCAGAAATACCGACTGACTGTCGCGCAGCTTGCCGGTGGCATCGGTAACGCTGACGCCCAACCGGGCAAACATGCCGGCGGCAGCATCATTGCCGCTGATTGCATCCGCCATGCCGGCAGACAGCTTTTCAATGCCCGCCGTGTACGTGTCGATGCTGGATCCGCTGAACTGGGCGGCGTAGCCCATGGCCGTGAGTGATTCTACCGACTGCCCCGTGCGGGCAGCCATGTCACCCATGGCGTCGGCAAAATTGACGGCCTGCAGCACGCCGTCCTTGATGGCATCCAGCGTAAACGCAGCAGCCAGCGCCGCGCCCATGGCCTTCGCGCCGTCCGTGATCTTCTCGAACTCGGTCTTGGCGGTCTGCCCGGCCTTGCCCATGTCCTGCTGGAAGGCAGCGGTATCCGCGCCCAGCGTGACCATCAGGCTGGAAAGGACATTAGCCATTGATTGCTCTCTCTGTGAAGGCGGCTTCCAGTTCGGCATCCAGATCCGCCGGATCACGGTCCGGCTTTTCCGCGAACAGGGTGAAATCGAACAGGCTATAAGCCCGGGTGTCAGATGACCGGTTGACGTTGGCGATGGTGGCGCAGATGCCGGCGCTGGCGTAGTCGATCACATCACGCACCGGCTTCCAGTCGTCCAGCAGGCCCATCTGCCAAGCTGCAATCCACTCGGTCAGCTCGTCGCTGTCCACCGTGGCCAGCAGTTCCTTGACCGAACGCCCCAGCCGGGCCGCCAGCCTGAAGTAGAACTGGCGAACCGGCCGGGAAATCAGTTTTTTTCGGCGTCCTCAACCGAGGCCGGAGCCATGCCGTTGATCCGCAAGGCGGCAGCAAACACCGGCATCAGGATGTCAGCATCCAGCTGGGCCAGCTTCGGGATATCCTCGTCCGTGAACTCCAGTTCGCCCGCCTCATTGCAAACGGTCAGCCGCAGCCAGCGGGCACGGATAGTGCCGCTGTTGTCAGCCTTGCCCAGCGAAGCCTCGAACGCCTCGCGGGCAGCGCCGGACATGACGCGCACCCGCACGTCACCGGCCCGGGTGCTGACGATCTCGGATCGGAATCCGATCCCCAGCAGTTGTTCACGATTCAGGGTCATGGCCGGACCTTACGGGGTGATGGTGGACTTGGTGATGGCGCCGGACACATCCAAGGAAACCTTGGCGCGGATCTTGTCATCCTTCTTGCCCATGATCTTGAAGCCGGTGATCACCGCAGCAAACGCGAATTGCGTGGTGCCGTTGCTCAGTATCAAATGGAAATTCTTCTTGGTGCCAATTCCGGTACGCAGGGCGTTGATGTTGGTGTTGGCCTGGTCATACAGCAGATCCATGCCAGTGGCACCCGAGTCAATCACGGCGCCGCCGTCCTTTTCGGAGTAGTCGTCGTCCAGGGTGGTGATGTCGATCACTTTCGACTTTTCGTCGAATCCATCCCAGTCGGTAATCTGGCCGACGCTGGTAAATCCTTCAGTCGGGGTAGCGCCGTCGCCGATCTTCAGGACGGTGCCGTTGGTGTTGTGCGTAGTGGCGGTCATTGCGTTTGCTCCCAAATCAGGAAATCGAGCGACTTCCGAACGAGGTTGGTGGTGGAATCGTGGTCGTCCCGGTCCTGCTGGACGCGGGCGGAAATGTCGGTACGGGCCTCCAGCAGCTGGATGACGGTTTCGGCCAAGCGCGTGGTGGTTTCCACGTCATCGGCCCAGATGTCAATCTGCATGGCCACCTGGTTATGGCCGGTATAGCCCTCAAGCGCCTGCAATCGCTGGCTGCTGATCGGGGTGTAGGTGATGTACGGCGCGCCCGGGTTGGTTTCCGGGGCGACAAACGGCCACACCCGACCCTTGACCAATGGCTTCAACGCATCGGTCACGGCGGCATTGGCGCGGATGGTGGTGCTCATCGGGCATTCCCCTGGGCCTGAGCGGCCGATTTACGGCGGGCGCGCTCGATATTGTCTCGCAGTTTGTCCATGAAAATGCCCAGCGCCTCCGCTGACCGCGCCTCAAACGCGGGCCGCAGGAACGGCCGGGCCGCCATTTTGGCGGTTCCGAACTCCAGGAAACGGCCGTAAAAGGCATTGCCTTGCCAACTGACACCGACGTAAGCCTCGCCGCCGGTCAACTCGGCATACTTGCGACCCTTCAGCCGTTTACGGGCAATGTTCTTCCGCAGATTGCCAGGCTGTTCCAGTACCCTCTCGGTGGTGGTACCGGCTGCCGGTTGACCGGCTGCCGCCTTGCCACGCACTTTCTTTCCGCGCCGCTTGTACCGGTAGTACGGTTTTACAGCTTGCGGCGCCATGGCAATAGCGGTGTCCTGAATGGGGATGGCGGCGGTCATCAGCGCGTTGTACAGCGCCTTTCCAGCAACCGCATTGCCCAGTTCTTGCAGGGCCTCCTCCAGATCCGCCAAGCCGCTGACGGTCATGGTGGCAACCGGATCAGCCATCACTGACCCCGGTGGTGCAATACAGCTGCAGCTCCCGGTTTTGCTCTTCCGGGTTCAGCACGTACTGCACCGCGTAATTGGTGCCGCGATAAACCACGCGGCAGGTTTCGTCCACGTCCGCGCGGTATCGCAGGGTGATCTTGACTGTGACCTCTGCATGCAGCGCCTGGGCGACTTCCAGCGCACGGCCGGACAGCGGCTGCACACGCGCCCAGGTCTGGCAGATCGGCGCCCAGGCTTTCTTCTGGCTGCCCATCTGGCCGCGCGTTTCGGCGGGGCGCTCGATGGTCACCGGATGGCGCAGTTGGCCGATATCCATGTCAGAACTCCACCCGCAGCGAATCCAGCAGGCCGCCCACAAAGGGATACGGCACAGCATTGGCCTGCCCTGCCGTCACGGCCTGCCGCTGCTCGTACAGCGTGGCAATGTCCATCAGCATCCAGCTGATCATGGCGTCTGGCAAATCATCCGCCGCGACGCCGTAACCGGCGTCGTACCGGATCCGCACGGTCACGGCGTCTCCGGGGTTGGTAATCGTGACCAGCGTCTTCTGGGCGGTTTCGGTCAGGGTGTAGTCGTCGGTCGCCAACACCGTGGTGGTGCCGTCTTCCGCCACGCCCGTCACCGACACCATCTCCACAAAAGGCGGTTTCGGCAGAAGCAGCACTTCATCAATGCCGGCCTCCACCTGGTAGGTGGTGGTCAGCACCGCGCGGCCAGTCTCCTGGCTGCAACGCTCGGCGCTGGTACGCGCCAAACGCTCCAGCAGGCGATCTTCGTCGCTGGTGTCGGTATCCAGCCGCAGGTGCAGCTTGATATCGGCCATCAGCACGGGCAGAGCCGCAGCGGCCGTCACAACGGTCAGCTTCATACCGGGTTCCGTTCGTTGTAGGCGATCTGGTCCGGGTTGTCCGTGACCATGCCAACCTTCAGCAGCGCCTCAAAGCAGTGCGGCGGAAGATCCACCACGCTGCCCGCTTTCAGGCGGCTGCCGTCAATGTTCGTGCAGTCACACAGCACGGCAACACGCACCGGCTTGATGACTGTCTCGGTTTTCTTGGCCATGACTCAGGCTCCAGTGGGGCCGGCGAACCGGCCCCGCCGTCATCAGGAAGCGGCGTTGGCGTAGTGCTTGATGCAGCCGCCGGTATCCAGCAGGTTGCCGCCGGTGCGCATCCAGGCCAGATAGCCCACCTGACCCAGCTTGGCGTAGGCGCTGTCGGTGAAGCGGAACAGCTCGGCCTGCATCACATCGCGGATGTAGTAGAAGCTGAAATCGCCGAACAGGATGGACTTGGCGCTGGCCGCCATGGTGGCCACGTCGTTGTTGATCACCACCGGGTAGCCCAGGATGGTATCCGGCATCGGGTTGCCCAGGCCGTCATAACCCGGAATGAAAATCGGGCGGCCGGCGCTGTCCTTCAGCTTGCGGATGGCCGCCAGCGTGGCATCGTTAAGCATGAAGGCGCAGCGGCCCAGCGCGCGGTAGGCAACGTCCACCGAGTGCACCAGGTCGATCAGGTCTTCGTAGATCACCGTGGTGGTCTGGCCGCTGGCGCCGGTCTTGCCCAGGCTGGAGGCCGTCACCACGCCCTTGGGCTGGCTGGAACCGCTGCCGGTGGTGAAGTAGGTGTTGGTCACGCGGCCCAGACGATCAGCGAAGCGACGATTGATGAACGCCTCGATGTCGATGTTGCTGTCCTGCAACAGTTCGAACGGCACGGCGATGATCTTGGAGCTGAACTTGTACACATCAAGAGCCGCAGTGCCGAAGGTGGGGTCTGCAGCCGTGGCGGTGGTGTTCTGGGCGATCAGTTCACCGGTTTCGCTGGTGCCGTCAGACGTCGGGAACGACAGGCTGTTGCCCATGTCGGTCTGGATGATCGTGGCCACCTGACGCACACCGCTGTAGTCCTTCAGCGCATCGAACAGGATGGAGGCCACATCGGACTGCACGGTGTAGCCGCCCTGGCTGCCGGTGGTGGTCGACATGGTGTTGCGGATCTCGGTCCAGTCAGCGGCGGTCAGCGCGGAGTCGCCGCCCTTCAGCCACTTGGCCAGCAGGCGCTTGGAGGCGCTGACCTTCTTGCCGTTGGCGGCATTCTCGATCTGATCCTGCAGCTGGCTGTCCTTCAGCGCTTCCAGGGCGCGCTCGGTGCGCACGATCTCGGCATTAAGCGCCTCGATCTTGGCCATGTCGGCGTCATAGGCAGACTGGTTTTCAGGGGTCCAGGTGGTGCCGGGCTGTTGGCTGGCGGCCATCAGATCCTGCACGCGCTTGGCAACGACATTCTTTTCCTCACGGAGGGCTTGGATGGACTTCATTTTTTGGATCTCCAAAATGAAAAAACCCGCAACGTTGCGGGTGTGGCGGGTTAAAACCGGGGTTACAGGGCGGCGGCCACCGCCAGGCGGCGGGCCATCGCGGAAAAATCAGGAGTCTTGCCGGTTGTTGGCGGCGGCGGATTCGGCGTCGGGGCCGGACTGGTGCGGGCCTTCGGCTTCATGTTGCGCGGCGCATTGCGATACACCGACAGGTTCCACATATCCATCGGACCTTCCGTTTCCGGCTCTTCAGGCTCAGGCGGCGCAGCCGGAGCGCCCGGCGGAACTGCATCGGCCTCACCGGAAATGCGGTCAATCAGGCCAAAGGCCTGCGCTTCCTGAGCCGTGAACCAGGTCTCGGCATCCATCAGCAGCGCCACTTCATCCTGCGGCTTGCCGCACTTGGTGGCGTAGCTCAGGGCAATGGTGCTGTCGACCTTGCCCAGCAGCGTGGCCGTCTTGGTCATGTCGTGGCGGTCACCGCAGCCCCACGTCCAACCGTTGTGGATCATGAACAGCGCGCCGGGCGACATCACCACCTCACCGCAGGCAATGGCGATGAATGTGGCCGCGCTGGCGCAGATGCCGTCGATGTGGCAGATGATGGTCTTGTCACTGTCGCGGATGGCCTGCTCGATGGCGCGGGCGGCGAACACATCACCGCCGGGGCTGTTGATGCGCAGGTGGATGGTGGGCGCGGTGATGCTGGCCAGGTCACGCAGGAACATCATCGGGCTGATGCCGCCGCACCATTCGGCGGTCAGGTCATCGCTGACGATCATGTCGTACATGTAGATGGTGGCCTCGCTTTCCGACACGGCGTTATCCACGCGGAAAACATGCCGGGCCGCGCGGTTCAGCGCGTACAGGCTCATCAGTTGGTTCATGGCGTTGCTCCAGCAGCCGGCGCCGCAGCGGCCAGCACGTCACCGCCGGGAATCGGCGGCAGGTTTTCAAAGGCGCGGACCTCGTTGATGGTCAGCCATCCCGGTTCACCGGCACGGCCCAGGCCGATCCGGTACGATTCATTGCGGGTTTTAATGTCGCCGCGCTCCAACCCGGCCGTGGCGAACTCGGCGAAGAACGGAGAGTTGCGCAGCAGCTTGCGGTTGATCTCCTGCTCGATGTCCACCAGGTGCTCCTGGAGGGTGTACTTAACAAACCCGATGCCCATCTGCTCGACACCGGAGCCCCAGCTGGTGGTGTTCTGGGTGTGGCCGATCATGAACGGCGGCACGCCGTAGATCCGGGCAATGTCCTCGATCTGGAACTGGCGGGCCTGCAGCAGCTGCGCCTCCTCGGCATTGATGGTCAGCTCGTGCAGTTCCATCCCGGCGCCCAGCACACCAGGGCGCATCCGGTTGCCCGCGTGGATGTCAACCCACGCCGACCGGATCATTTCCTTCTGGTCTTCCGTCAGCTTGGCCGCCGTGCTTTTCAGCACAATTTCCGGCTTTGCGCCGGCTCCGAAAAACTCAGCGCTGTAACGGTCGGCCGCCAGGGCGATACCGGCGGCATTGCGCAGGGCGTGGCGCAGGGGCGATACCGAGCGCAGGCCGTTAAAACCAACCCCGGTGAAGTGCAGCACGTCGTCCTGGTCCAGAATCTCGGACTGGATGGACGCGCCGTCAATGTTCGGCATG